CCATCCGGAACTAGTGCGGCTTAGGAGAGACTTTCCCGATGTGGCTGCGAGGTGGCCTCTCCGAAATCGCGCTGAGCGAGGAAGTCGGCCATAGCCTCGCACGCATCCTGCTCGGGCCCAAGATCGACAGCGACCGGCGACAGGTGAGGGCGCCTCAGCAGGACATGGCCTTCGTCGTTGACCTCCAGCTCAAAGCGCCAGGGGCTTGCGCTGCGTTCCGTTTCCGTTCCAGATGCCGCCATGCCCGACTCGCCTCCAGTTCACCGGCTCGATGAAGCCGAGGCCCGCTTTCTGATCAAGCGCGCTTTGCAGAAGCTGTCAGCCTCGACGCTGAACGACCTTAAGGCCGCGCCGGCCAAGCGGGAACTGGCGCAAGCGGTGGCGGTGGATCAGATACTCGCGCACCTGACGCAGGGCGGCCACTCGATCTGGAGAGGGCCGGGGGTGAGGGGGCATTAGGGGAACAGCCAGTCGGACGCCCGAACCATGCCGGGGGAGGGGTAATCGATCAAGCCGATGGTCCGCAACGAGCCGCGCAGATTATTAAAACCGCCTGAGCTTGCGCTATAGCCAGCAATGCTTGCGATTTCCTCGGATGCGATAGGCGAAGGGTAGGCGGTGAGGGCCGGGTCGAGCACCTTCACCTGGGGCCCGCTCAACTTGGCGCGCACGGCGCCGTGAAAAGCCTCGCGGGTGAGGCCGACGGACGGCATCTGCGCCTTCTCTTTCCCGGCATCGGTTAGGCACACGCGGCCGGGCTGAGGGTAATCGACCAGTCCTGCTGAGCGAAGCTGTCCCTTCAAATTGTTAAACCCGCCAGACGAGGGCGAGTAGCCGGCGATGAAGCCGACCTGCTCATTCGTCGGCTGGTTGATGCCGAAGGCAGTCCACCACGCCAGAGCGTTGAGAATGCGCTGCTGCGACGCCGTCACTCCGGCAGCGGGATCGACGACCAGTGGCACCGCTTCGTGCTTGCTGGCTGGGCTAGCCGCAACCTTCTGCCTCGCCGCCTGACTTCCGAGCGCCGCAATGGCGCTGGCGGCAGCCTGAATGCCGCGCGCGTAGCCCGTTGCATCGCCTTCGGCGCGGGCGGCGTCGATCTCGCTTTGGTTCGCCACGACACGCTCCGGCGGTGGCGGTGCTGCGACCGCCTTTTGAGCCTTCGCCAACTCCCGAGTGAGCCGCGCCACTTCCGCCCGAAGCGCCTTGGGATCGTTGGCCTTCGTCTCTTCCTCGACGCTGGCGAGCTGCTGCTTTAGCCGCTCTAGGTTCAGCGGCTTCAGGTCGCGCCGCTCGCGTCTCTCTCCCCGCTTCGGCGTGCGGCTGCTGTCGAAGGTCCGCTTCGGCGGAAAGGTGACGGTTTCCAGCACGCCGCGGCCGGGAACCCAGACGACGCCTTGCCCCGTCTCGAAGGTCGGCAAGGCCCCCTTGATAGCGCGCCCTTCCTCTCGATCGGCCTGGCCTTCAATGAAGGCGTCCAGCGCATCCCGGTCCTGCGACGCGGTGAGCTTGAACGCCACCAGCCCATCGACCTGGCTCAGCACATTCTTGTTCAGCACGGCCGGCCGCTGTGAGATGAGCCAAGGGATGAAGCCCTTGATGCGGCCCCGGCGGACAATGTTCTCCATGTGCCCGAGCAGCACTTCGTCGCCCCTTTGAGGCTTTTGCGGCGCGAAGAGGTCCGCCTCATCGACCACGAGATGGAACGGCTCGCCGCCGGCCTTGCGGTAGATGGCCTCGAGGAATGCAACCATGAAGCGTCGGTCGGCAGCTTTTGAGCCGAGCTCGCTCAGGTCGATGATGCAGCTTTCGTTGATGGTTGCCGCCGTCTCCCCGATGAGCGCCCCTGCCTGCTCGGTCAGCGGCAAGTCCCCATGCGGGCCGCCAAAGATCGCGACTTTGAACGGTGAAGGCGCTCCGCTGGCGAACAGCCGCAGCCCCCACCAAACGCCGAGAGGGTCAACGATGACGACGCGCGCGCCGCTTTCGAGAAGCCGCTCAACGCCGCCGCCGGCATTGTAGGTCTTGCCGGACCCGGACGTGCCGATCCAGCCGAGGCGATCGTCCAGCGCGGTCGCCGGGATCGGATAGGGCACCCGCTCTTCATCGGCCATCATCAATCTCCTTCAATCCGCTCGTGACAAAGGGGTTATGCCGGTTCGCGCTCGAACGTGAACCAGTGCCACAGCATCCGGCACAGCTCGCGCTTCGTCGGGGCACTCAGGCCCCAGCCTATGCCTTCAAACTCCACGTCCACCGTGAAGAGGTTCGGCCCGCTCCCACGCAGCGGCTCAATCCTGCCGATCGCTTCTCGAACCAGCGCGTTCACTTCACCCATTCGACTGCTCCAGGTTGGCGGGGGTCATGCTGCTTCCATCCAATCAAGCAACTCGCCCTTGGGCGGTGGCTTCCGATGGTCGCGGCGAAACTCTTCGAATGGGCCGACCTTATGCGCGCCGGTTATCACCCACGCTTGGAAGAGCTTTAGCTTCGGATATTCAGAAGAACGCGGGCGGCGCTCGTCGCCGCCGAACACCATCGGGTAGGGGCGAACACCCCGCTCCATCATCCGGTTGTAGCGATGCCAGATGCGGTCCCACGTTTCGCGGCGGTCGTATCCGACCAGCATATAGGTCATCACATTGTCGGGTTTCGCGCCGGCCTTCTCGAGCCGGTCCAGCCCCTCGAAAAAGACCTTCTCGTCGCCAATGTTATCCCAGGCCGTGTAGATCCGGCGCGTCTTGAATTGGTCATCCCAAGTGCGAAGCGCCACCAAGGCTCGAGCTTGCTCATCGTCCAGCAGCCGGACGTTGACGCCCTGGTTGATGCAGACCTTGAAGCCGCCCTCTAGGATAGCCTCAACGACGAAGCGCCAGTCCGGATTGCCGAAGAAGTCGTTGTCAAGCAGGTGCAGGTTCCTCGGGTGCGGCTCTCCTCGCCAAATCTGATGCACGGTCGCGACCGCTTGCGGCTTCCCCTCTTTCTTGGGAACCGGGCAGAAGCCGCACTTGAAGCGACAGCCGCGCGATGCGTAGCCGATCGAGCCGGTGAAATTGGGATGGCCTGAATAGTCCACGGCGGTAAATTGCGTTGGGACGACCGTCTCGATGCGTAGGCTGGTGTCCGCCCCCTCTCCACCAACCAGCGCGGTCGGGAACTGGCTCTTGAACAGCGCGACTGCCTTCGCGGACGTGCTGAAGATCGCTGAGCCATAGACAAAATCATAGTCCGGCTCATGGAGCTGGCGCGTCTTGCTCCTCTCCCATCGCACGTCATCGCCTTGCGCCCGATGCCACGCAGCGAGACGCATCAGGGCAAGGTTCGGCAGCTTGCCATCGATCTGAGTGATGCGAACGACCTTACCGCCCATCATTCACTTCCCAGGTTGGCGGCGAGGCCGCGGGGGAGGGGGAACGTGCGCCGAACATCGCGCGCACAAAAAGGGGTGGCACGGACATAACTCGGACGCGGGCCGGCGAGGGGCCCTTTCTGCGGTGCTAAGTTATTGAAATTGGGCGCACTCGACAGGATTCGAACCTGTGACCTCTGCCTTCGGAGGGCAGCGGTATGCCAATCCTCTAAGGCGAACACGCGCATTTCAGCGGCTTTCGATGCGGAACGTGCCGTGAATCGACGCACGTTACTCGGACAGACCGCGGACATCACGCTTTTCGCCTTTCCGCGGCGGCCTTGGCCTCTTCCTGAAAGTCGGGGTGATGGTGAGCGTAAAGCTCGACCGTGGACGTATAGGACTGCCCGAGCCAGCCCGCGATCTTGTGCAGATCAACGCCCTGCTGGGCACTCCAGGTGCCGCGCGTATGGCGCAGCGTGTGCGGGGTGACGCCGATCAGTCCGGCGTCTCGGCAGGCGCGGCCGAAGCTGCCCTGTGGCCTGAGCTTCTCTTCCTCCGTCGGGAGCCGCCCATCCCAGGCGCCGCCAATGTCCTTGATCGGTCGGCCCTTGTCATGGATAACGAACCCGACGTCCGACATGCGGCGCTTCCAGGCGAGCCGCAGGAACGTCAGGAGCTGGCGCGGGATCGGGATGTGGGCGCGCCCCTTCGTGGTCCGGCGCCGGCCCTTGGCGAAGTTGATGCGGCCGGCCTCCAGGTCGATCTGGGGCCAACGCAGCGTCAGGATCGCTTCCTTGCGGGCACCGGTATAGAGCCCGATCAGGATGAACAGCGGCAGATAGAGCCGCACATCGGAGCGCCCCGTCCTGGCGGCGTTCAGCAGCCGCGCCGCCTCGCTGACGGTGAGCCAGCGGTCTTTCCCCTCCGGCTTCTCCGGCATCCAGACAGTCGGCGCGCTGGTGAGATAGCCTTCTGCCACGCATAGGTTCACCGCGGCGCGCATCGTCGTCAGCTCGCGCCGGATGGTCGCTGGCGCCTTCCCGCGCTCCTTGGCATAGCGCTGGCACGTCGCCTTGGTGATCGAGGCCACCGTGCTTTCGCCCCAGAACGGCAGCAGCGCGTCGATCGCATAGGCGATGCGCGCCGGATCGGCCGCGTTGGGGGCGTGGATGCGCCCGTAGATGTCGAGCGCGTCGGCGATCAGAAGGCTCCCTGGATCACGCGGCCCGTCGGGCTTGGATCGGGCCCGTCGTTCGCGGATGAACTCTTCGAGAGCTGCTTCAGCCTCTGCGCTGTCCTTTGTGCCAGTAGCGCGGCTCCGCTCCCGCCCCTGCTCATACCAGATGATGTAGAACGACTGCCTTTTGTCGAGCCATTTGAGGCGGGGGCCGGCGTTGGGCTTTGGCATACTGTCTTGGCCTGCTCGATGAAGGTTTCTACGTCGGCGCGGTCATAGAGGATCGCCTTGCCGAGCCGAACGTGCGGAAGCCCGTTGGCGCGCATCGTGCGGATGGTCCGGGCGCTTGGCAAGCCGAACTCGTCGGCCACCTGCTCTGCCGTCATGAGCCTAGCCATCTGCCCCCGCCTTACTGGGGGAGCGGAGGTCTTCGATGGCATCGGCGATCATGCGTCCTGCGTGCTCATAATCGCGCGCCCGCATGGTCCCGAGCTGATAGCCGTGTCCCTTATACTTCTCCCTCGCCACCCTCGCTGCCTGATCGAGAGCTGCGTCCCTGAAGGCGAGCATGGCCTTTATAATACCCTCCTGGCGCCCGAGCGTCAGGCGCGCTCCGTTGGTGCCGTGAATATGGTCGGCGAGGATTCGGTAGGCCTGATCGACCATCGCATCCTGTCGGTTATTCATTGGGATGGCCTTCTGAGGAGGGGTCGAGGGGTTGGGCGGGGATGCTGACCCGACCTCTCAGCAGGTCCGTCAGTCCCGCCCCAAGCTCAGCGACCCGCTTTGCCATGTGGGCGGCGGCAAGATCGTGGAAGCATCCGGGCGCATACTCAGGGGCCGCGCTCTCGTGAACCGCGGTGATGCCGCTCTCGGGGCAGGCCTCATCCTTCCGGTATCGGCCGGCCTGTTCCTTGATGCCGGTATAGCCGCAACCACCGGGGCGATAGTAAAGGCCACGCTTCACGAGCAAGAACCCCTGCGCCTGACCGTTACCCGAATGGGCGGAGACGCCCTGCGGCTCCGGCGAGCGAAGCGAGGTAGGGCAGGTTGCCGCGCCAGCGGTCGCCCCAACATTCTCCGCCATCTTCATTCCCCTCCTTGTTCGGCTCGGGCTCGCAATGCGGCGGCGCGCATCCTCCGCGAGACCCATTCACTGATCGTCAGACCTGGACGATATTCGCCTGCCGCACGATCAAGCCGATCGCATTCCTCCATGCCTGCGATCATGCGCTCCACCTGCTCAGCAAGTTTCAGCAGCTCACTCACCGCTCGCCTCCCTGGTCTGTGGCGGGAGGAGCGGCGGCGAGCCTGTGATCCATCAGCATCCGGTTGATGCGATAGTGAGTTGCCAGCGCGCCGGAGCCTGGATCGCTCACCTCGCCGATGAGATTGGCGATCACGTGCGCGAAGTCCTCAAGCTCAGCCCTCGGCACCATCACCACGTCGCCGCTTATCGGCTTATGCTCGGTGAGGAGGGAGCGGACGGTCTCGCGTATCAGACCCATTGTGTGAGCGGGCATTAGACCAGCTCGCGCGGCGGCCTCATTATCGTAGTAGAAGCCCGCCACCCGCCGCCTGTCCGGTCCCGGCACGGGGCAATGTCCCCAGCCCGAGCAGATATCCAGGAACGCTCTGATGCGTTCCAGATTGTCCCGCAGCCCATCAGCCGGGGGAGTGGGCCTGTTCTCGGTGAGGAGGGAGCGGAGGTCCGCTTTGATGTCCTCGATGTCAGCACCCTTAAGATTCCCCCACGGCTCATCATCCTCGACGAATTGGCAAAGACGCCTCCGCGACGCCTCCCGCAGCCCATCATTTGTTGGCGCAGTCATTGGATTTCCCTCCTCGGATCGGCTATGGAATTGAGGTGATCCACCGCGCTTTTCGCTTCGTTTTGAAGCCTACGGCAGAACAGGAAAGGCAGTTGCTGGAGCTGGCCGGCGTTACGCGGCTGGTCTACAACTTGGCCCTGGAGCAGCGCCTCAATCACTGGCGGCAGTATCGGGCGGCGACCGACCGACACATTACCTGGGTGTCCCAAGATAAAGAGCTCACGGAGCTCCGGGCAGAGTTCCCCTTTATCGCACAATTCCCGCGCGAGCCTCTGACTGCAGCGCTTCGCGACCTGGACCGTGCCTACGCCGCCTTCTTCCGCGGCAACGCGCGCATTCCGAAGTTTCGGTGCAAGGGTAAGAGCGAGACGATGCGGTTCCGCGGTCGCGAAGTCTTCGTTAAGCCGCTCAACCGCAGGTGGGCTCTGGTTCGGCTGCCGAAAGTCGGCCTGGTCAAATGCCGCTACACCCGAGGGATTCGCGGCGTAATTGACAACGCAACGGTGTCGCTGGCCGCAGGCGTGTGGACCGTCTCCTTCTCGTGCGCGATCGAACACGTGACGCCGGCCAATGACAATCCCGCCGTTGGAATCGATCGAGGCATTGCCCAGTCCGTTGCCCTCTCCACGGGGGAGATGTTCAAGCTTCCTGAAAGGCTGGAGTATCTTGACCTGCGCGCTCGGCGAGCGGCGCGTATCCTTGGTCGTCGACAGCGGGGATCGAAGGGCTACCTCGACGCACGGCGCCGACTCGCGACGACGCGCGCGGCGGCGGCGCGCTTGCGAGCCGACTGGCAGCACCGACTCTCTCGGCAACTGGCCGATCGCTTCGGCCTCGCCGCCCTCGAGGGCCTCAACGTGGCCGGCATGACGCGTCGTGGTGCCGGTAAGCGCGGGTTGAACCGCAGCATCCTTGAACAGGCTTGGACAGCCTTCGCCAGAATGCTCGCTTACAAGCTCGAAGAGCGCGGCGGGGCGCTCGTCTTTGTCGATCCCCGCTACACCAGTCAGACGTGCTCGGATTGCGGAGCCGTGGACAGCCGAAGTCGCGAGAGCCAAGCGAGCTTCGTCTGCACCGCCTGCGGCTTTCGCGCCCACGCCGACACGAATGCTGCAATCAATATTCTCCGGCGAAGCACGCCGGCTATGCCCGTGGAGGGACGCGGTTGCGCCCCCGTCGAAGCGGGAACCGGCTTGAAGGCGGCGTAAGCCGCCAAAAGGCGATCGCCTCCGGGCGTGGAAGCTGATATCCGCCCTTCCCCCAGATATTTCGGCGGCGAGCCTCATGCCGCCATCGCCAGCGGCAGCGCAGTCGAGCAGAACGCGCACTCGGCAAGCTGGCGGCCGATCCACCAGTGACTGCGCCCGCATCCCGGGCAGCGGTTTACCTCGTGCTGGTGATAGACCGGCGCGTAGCCGCGAGGGGCGCCGCGGAGGGGGAGTTGGTCGGTCATGTGGCGACTCCCAAGGCGGCGCGATATTCGCTGAGCAGGATTCCAGCCTTCAGGGCATTCTTCTCGCTCTTAGGGAAGCGGGGGCTTCCGTCACGCTTGCGGCCAATCGGAACGTCTCCGCTCACGAGCACCATCGGGTCCTCGCCTCGGCCGACGACTTCAACGGCGTAGGCCAAGGCATTGTCCGGCCAGCCGCCGCGCTCTCGGGCTAGCTTGTCGAGGCTGTCTCCGAAGAGGGACTCGAAACCTTCCGGTTTGCTGTCCTCCGCGAACAGTGCTGTTTGCTCGCTCATTCCACCGGCTCCTCATCCATGCTCAGCAAGTCGCCACTTGCCGGAGCCGCAGCTTCCCCGGCGTTGTTGGCGGACTCAGCGTCGGCGGGAGTCGTGCCGGCTGCGGGCTGATCCTGTTCTAGGTGATGCTCAAGCGCGTCGAGGCGCGACATTTGCTGGGGCGCATGCTCGATCGTCTCGTGCGGCTCGGGATCCAGCGTGTCGTCGCGGTCGAGCTCGTCGATTAGGTCCGTCGACATCGGCAGCCGCTTGGACAGCCGGCGCATCACTGTTTTGCGCGCCATCTCGCCCCACCACTGGACCCACGGCCCGTTGCGCGCGGCGCGACTGACAGCGCGGACCTTCTCGATTTCCTCCAGGCTCATCACCTCGAGCAGCTGCGAACCGTCCTTCAGGACCGCGATGGCGTAGGCGCCGATCGCCTTGCCGCGGGGCTCATCGAGCGCGGGCGGCTCATGCTCCACCGTCTCGTCGAAGCCGAGTTTCCAGACGAAGTGGTCGTTCTCATGAACGACGTGCGCGCTGATCTTGCTGACCTCGCCGGATTGGCGGACCTTCTTCAGCACGCCCGCGATCATCGGCATGGCCTGCGCCTTGGTGCCGAACAGCACGATCGCGGCCTCGCGACCGTCGGGAAGCAGCCCGTCCTGCGCCAGGCGGACGATGGACCCGAACAGCGATTGCCGGTCGGCCTTCTGGAGGTCGGGGTTGTTCTGGATCGCGGTCATGGCGACCCGCGTGAACTTCTCGACCGTGATGTGGGCCGGGAGCGCGGCGCGGAACTGCGGCGCCATCTGCGTCAGGTTCTGGCGGATGACCGTCACCGGGTCGGCGCGGCGGTCCTGCGTGGCGAGTTGCTGTGATGCCATTATGCTTTCTCCTTAACGTCGAACCGGCGCCAGCCCTTGCGAGCCCCGACGCGGGTTCCGACCATTTCCTGGGTGACGAGCGTGCCTTCGCTGCCCTTCGTCATCGCGCAGCCGATCCGGTGGCACTGGAGCAGCGCCGCGCCGGCATCGCCGATCTTCAGCAGCAGCTCGTTCTTGATTTCCTCAGCGCGCCGCTCGGCGTCCTTCGCTTCGGCCTTTGCCTTGAGGAACTCGGCCGCGAGCTCGTCGGCGTGGTTGTCCAGGCGCAGGTCGCGGATTTCGTCCGTCGGCTCGCCCAGAACCTGCTGCAGCGTGGAGCCATCGCGCACGAAGTCGGGCTTCGGCGGATCGTTGGCGCGGATCGACTGCCAGAAGGCCTCGACACGTTGCTCGATCGCCCCGAACACCGCCGGCCGGAACTCATATTGGTAGCGGCGAAGCTCGTTGCCGCCGACCAGCACCACGACGTCCCCCCACGTCGCACCGATCAGCCCCGCATAGGCCTGCGTTTGCAGCAGGTAGTGCAGCGGCGGCTCGTCGCCCCACTTCTTTGCCACCAGCCAATCCGCGGTCTTGGCCTCGAGGATGCCCAGGCCGCGATCCGGGCAATAGGCGAGCTGGTCCGGATGTCCGCCCAAGCCCTTGCCGTTGCTCAGCCGCGCCGGCGTGTCCGCGCGCTCATAGCCCCAACGGTCGCAGGCCGCGTCGATGATGACGGGTTCCAGGCGGATGCCGAACTCGATACGCTCGTTGCTGCCGAAGTCCGGCGTCGCGATGGTGCCGCGTTTGCGGTGCCAGAGCTCAAAATGCGTGAGGAACGGCGACTGGTCGAACAGAGCCGCGACCTCGCTCGCGCCGACGTGCCGGTGGCGGAAGTCGGCCTCGGTTTCGTCCTCGAGGACGCGCAGGGCTGCGGCGGCACTCACCACGCCACCTCCCGCGCCGGGATACAGTCCCGCGCGATGCTCGACCGCGCCAGGACGGTGACCACCGTCTCCCCCTTCAGCACCAGCTTGGCGCCGCATCCGAGCCGCACCGTGGAGCAGCCGAAGCCGGCCGCGATCGACACGGCCCGCTCGGCGCGAAGCATCTCGGCCTCGGCCTGCGCGGCGGTGAGGCGCGGGTTCACTCGCTCGATGAAGCGGTCGACGGCGTGGTGGGTGACGTGCATCAGATCACACCCCTTTCCCGCAGGTCGCTGAGCTTCACCGTCCCCAAGAAGGCCGTCACGCGCCGCACGAACTCGGCCTTGATTTCCTCTTCGCGCGCTTCGGCGCCGATCAGTTCGGCCTGCTCGTGCATCGTGGCACAGCGACCGTCCTGCCCGAGCCGCGCGCGGATGCTGATGAGCGTGGCCTGTTCCGCGATCAGGCTCAGCAGCAGGCCCTCGGGCGACATGCCGCGATAGCCGGGGCGCTGGTGGCGCAGGGCGGGCTGGGGCGCGTTCATGGACGGGCCTCCACCACGTTGGGATCGCGACCCACGACATCGCAACCCGGCACCCAGCGCCACGGCTCGACCGGATCGAAGGCGCTCACCTGCACCTTGAACAGCGGGGCGGCGTGGTGTGGATAGACCTTGCGGGAGCCGAGGTCGTTGTAGCGACCGAGCCATTTTCCGCGCCTGATCTGAAAGAAATGCACGGCGGATGCGGCCGAGATTTCGTCCGTCTCGCGCACGGCCAGGATGTGGCCGAACGTGCCCTCGCAAGCATAGGCGGCAGCAATCTCCGCTATGGACCTGCCAAAGCAGTCCTTCCGCTGCGCGACCCCGTCGCCATGGATGTGCCACGCCTCGAAGCTGACGCGCTCGAAGCGCGATGGGCGGAGGCTGCTTGGTGCGAGCGCGTTCATCACAAGCTCCACTGTCCAAGGATGAAAAGGCCGACGATCACCGCGCTGCAGCCGCCGAAGAACAGCCAGTCGCGCAGGCGCCACGTGTCGGAGTAGAAGGTCACGCCGCCCTCCCGATGTTCTGCTGCCTAACCGCCTCATCCAGCACCTGCTCGACGGTCGGGATCGCCGCGTAGAGCTCGCGGTCGTTCGCGTTCATCGCGGCGACCTGCGCCTCATCGTGAAGCTTCCGCAGCGCGCGAATCGGGCAGTCGCGGGACGGCGAGCAGGGGTAGCGATCCAGCGTGTCGCCGAAGCGATAGCGATAGGTCCGCTTCTCCGGCCGCGTCGCGACAGCCTTCGCGATCAGCGCGCGGGCTTGCGGGGTGCGGTGCCAGGCGGTGGCTTCACGCTTCAGATTGGCTGCGAGGCCGGATGCCATGTGAAAACTCCCAGCGGCGGGGTGCCGTTGGGAGCCTTATTGCATATCATGCAAAGGCTGTGAAGCCTCTAAATTGCATCTCGTGCAAAATTATTCGGGGCGGTAGCTCCCGACGACGATGCCGATGATCCGAACCTCGTCGATCCCGCTCTCCTGCTCGTCAACGCGGAGCGGTGTCTGGAAGGCCGGATTACGCGAGCGCGGAACCAGCCATTCGGCCCCGTCCTCGTCGCGATAAAATTCCTTTATTGTCACCTCATACTCGTCGCCGTTGCGCCTACGCTGGACAACGACACGCCGGCCATTCTCAATTTCGGCCCCGCCGTGGAAGGCGACGCACTCCACGATTGTCCCGTGGGGGTAGACGTCGTTCATACTCTCGCCTTCGACGCGGATGCCAAAGCGATCGCGAAGCGGGGTGTTCACGTCCGACCGCCCCGTGAAGGTTTTCCACTCGTCTTCGGGCTCCTGCCAAACCTCCTGCCAGTGTCCCGCTCGGGCCGCCCCCTTGATATAGAGCTTTGGCCCGAGGGCGAGGAACGGCGTGTCATCCTCTTCGAAAATATCGGCAATGCGGCATTCATAAGCGCGAGCCAGTCCCGGCAGACGCTCACTGGGGATGTTGCTGCCGCCCGCTTCCCACCGGCTAATCTGACTTACCGAGAAGCCGGTCCGCTCTGCCATTGCTTCCTGGCTTAGGCCGAGCCGCTCGCGGAACTCTCTGAGGCGGATGCGCATATCGCCGGGTTTGCACGAAGCGCAAAGCGCCGCCACCGCGTGATATGCAAAATCTCCGTTGCATCGGCTTTGCGTATTATGCAATAAGCGCAGCATGACGCTGAAAGACTATCTCAAGCTGGAAGGCAACAACGCCTCCAAGCTCGCCGAGGCCACGAATGTGGCGGTCTCCACCATCACGCGCGCCGCTGAGGGGACCACAATCCCGTCGCGCAAGCTGATGGAAGAAATCTTCACGGCGACGGATGGTGCGGTCACGCCGAACGATTTCTTCGGTATCGCAGCATGAGCGCCGCGCATCCCACGCCCGGCATCGACGCCTACCTCGACACCATCCTGCACAGCGGCCTGTCGCAGCCGAAGCCGTCGCGCGCCCGCAAGGTCATGGGCGCTGCCGGCTGCCTGGGCTTGGCCTTCCTGCTTGGAAGATATTCTCGATCGTCCGGACGCCGTGCTCATGGATAAGCAGATGGTCAGCGCTGAGCTTTTCCCCGCGGTCGATTGCGTCCTGGTGGAAGCTGTCCTGAACTCGCAGGCAGTCGGCCGCCATGGTTTCGAAGGCTTCGGGGTCCTCGTCTCGCAACCGCGCCGCGAACTGGGTGAGCACGAGCTGGATGCCGCCGACCATGCCGACCAGCGCGTTGAACTTGTCGATGAGCTGCCTGGATTGGGCGGGGTCCAATTCTTCTCTCCTGCTGGTCCGAACCTCAGCAGGGTAGCCGAAGGGGCGGGGGAGTCCATCTCCCGCCCCGGAGGGCGCGCCGCATGACCCCGCTCTCCATCCTCTTCCTCGCGGGCGCGATCACCCTCGCGCTGCTGTTCGTGCTCGGCGCCTGCAGGGCCGCCGGGGGTGCGGACGGGCGCGACAGTGGGGGGAGGTCGTAAATGCGCGCTCCCACACCCGCAATTGGCCACATTCCCTTCAAGCTCCACCGGACGATCGCACAGATCGACGCGGCGGATGAGAATAGGCGCGTTCACGCCGGCCGGCTTCAAGTCCTTCGGGATATCCACCGGGGGCCGCGCATCATTCCGCCCCAAGCGCCTGACCGCTCGCCATGCCCGCGCTGCGGCATTCGCGCTGACATCGGCTGCGATCACACGCTGCCCGGCCACCTGAACCATTGCGTGGAGGCTGCCTGAATGCCCCACTTCCTCGAAGCCGAAACCCGCGCGGCGCTGAACGCCTGCGAGGGCGTCCCGATGACGCCGCGCGATGTCGAGATGATGCGCGCCATCGCGCACCGCTCCCTGCGCTTCTCCCTGCGCCGCTCGCTCGCGCTGCTGGATGGTGGCCCCAATTCCCATGCCAACCTGAATACGCCTTCGGGAGAATACGATCATGTCTGCTGACGATCCGATCGTGTCATTCATCGTCGACACGCAGATCAAGATTTTCGACGACGCCCGCCACGAACTGCAGCTCACCATTCCGGCGATTGCCGAGCGCGCCAAGTTGCCGGTGCCGACGGTCAACGCATGGGCTCAGGGTCGCAACACGCTGAGCCTATGGGGCGTGAAAAAGCTGCTTCGCGTCAAGGAGCTTGCGCCGTTCCTGTCGCGCCTTTTCGCGCCGGAGGAATACGCCCTCATCGGCGTCATGGCGGGCATCGACTATGACGAAGTTTCGGCCGCCTGCCGCGACTTCATCGACGCGAAGGAAAAGGCTCACCACCCGGACAGCGAGTGCGGCCGCGACATTGGCCCCACCGAGAACAAGGTGCTTTCGAGCAAGGTCGTTCGGCTGAGGCCAGCGGCGTGACCGGCCTCTTCGCCCACAAGGGGCACAATCGAGGCCGCCCGTTCGCCGTCTGGCGGGCGCAGGAGGCCAAGCGCAAGCTCGACGCCTTCGCCGATCACCTGGCCGACGGAAAGACACCCGCGCAGGCCGCGATCCTGCTCGGCAACACGCCGGCCTACGGGAAGGTGCTGCTCGGGAAGCTGCGGAAGCGGCTGGGGTGGCAGGCGTGCTGAGTGCGGAGGTGGCTGCCTTTCGCGCCCGCAAAGGCGCTCTGGTGATGCAGCGGATGAACATTGCGCCGCTTCGGGTGCATTCCGTCCATCCGGCGGTGCGCCCTCTGTCCCGCGTCATTATCCGGGAGGTTGCGGAGCAATACGGTGTGCCGCCCGAAGAGCTGACTAGTGGCAATCTTTATCGCGGATTCCAGGGTGTCGACGTCGTCACTCCCCGCCATGTGGCGATGCACCTCACGCGCCGGGCAACGCGGCTGTCGCTGAAGCAAATCGCCAGCACTTTTGGTCGGCACGATCACACGACGGTCATTTCTGCGCTTCGGCGGATTGAGGTGCGCCGGGCCAAGGAGCCGCGGCTGGACTTGATCGTCCGCGCGCTCGAGGCCCGCTTCCCCGCGGTGCGCCAATGAAACCCCGCCGCTACGGCACCAAGCAGCGCACCCTCCAGGATCGCAAGACAGAGTGCGCGCTCCGCATCTGCAACACGGCCCCGCACCTGCGCGCCAACCTCACGGCCGAAAGCCTCGCACGAAGCTACGGGCTCGAGCGCCATGTCGCGTGGATCGAGGGGAAGTTGAGGGAGTGCGCGGTCAATGGCTGAGCTGCTGCTTTTCCTGTTTGGCGTGGCGCTCGGCTGGATGCTGCGACCCGAATTGAAGCAAGAGCCGTCGCCTCGGGAGTGGCTCGGAACCCAAATCGTGGAGGCGGCGCGGGGGCTTAAAACGCAGCGCAAGTTCTGCGGCTCTGACGTCGACATTTCTTGGACCGGCAAGCTCTCTACGCTCGACGGAGAGTTCAAGGTGACGGTCGAGGAAGACGCATGACCGCCCTCCCTCACCTCGACAGCCTCACCGACGACTGGGACACGGACCTCACCCCGCGCTTCCTGGTCGAGCCGCCGGACGGGCGCCGCGATATGCCGGAGGTCGCCCGCCAGCGCCTGTTCCTGAACCGGCTGCACATGCTCGCGCCCAGCGTCATGGCGTTTGCGACGCCGAACGCGGGGAAGCGCAATCCCGCGCTGGCGAAGCGTGAAGGTATCCGGGCCGGCGTATTCGACGTGCGGCTCGTCTGGAACCGCGGCCAGGCCGACGTCGAGTTCAAGGGCTATGACGCGCGCGGGCAGGCGGGAAAACTCTCCGCCGCGCAGATCGGATGGGGCAACGCCATGGTCGAGCGCGGGCATCATGTCGCGTGCTTCTTCGATCCCGACGCCGCGCTGCGCTGGGTCCACTCGCTCGGGGCGCCGTTCATGGTGCCGCCGGAGGGGGTGTGATGGCGGCCCCCTGCGACGCCGAGCTGCGCCTTGAATGTGCTCGCCTTGCTGCCGTCTTTTCCGGGGCCGGCGATCTGCGCGAGAATGCCGAGCGGCTGTATGCCTTCTTGAAGGATCAGCAGCCTGACGCTGCCAGCCACTCTTTCTGCCCGCACTGCGGTTATGACATGCGTCGGGAAGAGATTGTCGAGCTCGGCTGCGCGCGATTCGAGGCGCGCGGCCAGTTCACCTATGACGGCCGCGCAGTTCACCTCAGCCCAAACGAGCGGATCACCGTCGAGACGCTGCTGCGGGCGCGCGGTAGCTATGTCGCGAGCCAAATCCTTGTCGACCGCATCGACATCTCAGGGGACGACCCGCTCAGCCATGTCCGCGTCTACATGCGACGAGTCCGCGACAAGCTTGAAGCCGTCGGCGCTCCGAGGGGTATCATCGAGAGCGGTTACAGCCTCGGCTATCGCTGGGCTGTTGATCGTGAGCAGCAGTCGGAGGCCGCATAGTGGCCCGCGACGATCCGAACCAGTTCTGGCACCGATACCGGGATAGCGTCACCACGTTCATCCCGGACATCACGGCGGACGAACTCGAAGTCCGCTGCCGCCTGCTCTGGGCGCGCGACATGGCGACGGGCTCCATGCGCCTCGCCACCGACGCGGAATGCGGGGTCACGCAAGAGATCATCCGGCTCGTCACGGATTACGCCTACGCGCCGCTCCCCGTCGAAGCGCTCAACAAGTTGCTCGACGCACTGCGTCTCATGATGCGCGCCAGCGTGTTTCTTAGCCGAGTGGAGGGGGCGGGTGCGCGTGGCTGAGGACAATCAGTGCCCCTACGATCAGGTCGAATGGCCCACCGAGCCGCCCCCGGGCCCAGACTCGCCGGAGAACGTCGTCTATTTCCCCGAGCCCGGGGCCGACCGTCTCATCAAGGCGACGCAGTTCGCGTGGCGCGACGAAGCCGAGCTGCCGAAGCGCCAGTGGATTTACGGGCGGCACCTGCTTCGGAAGTTCCTGAGCGTGGACGTGGCGGCCGGCGGCGTCGGCAAGTCTAGCCTTAAGGTCGGCGAGGCCCTGGCGCTGTCCAGTGGCCGCGACATCTACGGCCAGACGCTTCACGAAGGCCCGCTGCGGACGTGGCTCTACAATCTCGAGGATCCCAACGAGGAAACGGAGCGCCGCGTCCACGCGACCGCCAAGCGCTTCGGCATCACGCCCGCCGATCTCGGCGACAGGCTCTACGTCGACTCCGGCCGCGACCAGCGCCTCGTCATCGCGGAAGAGACCAAGACCGGCGCCCGCATCCTCAAGCCGGTGGTGGAAGCGCTGATCGAGGAGCTCCGCGCCCGCCACATCGACGTGCTGATCGTCGACCCGTTCGTCTCGTCTCACATGGTCAGCGAGAACGACAACATGGCCGTCGACATGGTGGCAAAGCAATGGGCCGCGATCGCCGATGCGTGCGGTTGCAGCATCAACCTCGTCCACCACGTCCGCAAGGCAAATGGCGCCGAGGCAACCGCCGATTCCGCCCGCGGCGCATCCTCCCTGATCGGCGCCGCGCGCAGCGTCATGGTCTACAACCGGATGACCAAGGACGAGGCCAATCAGCTCGGCGTTCCGGACGAGGAGGCGCGCTTCTTCTTCCGGGTCGACAACGACAAGGCCAATCTCGCGCCGCCGGGGCAGACCACCTGGTATCGCATGAACAACGTCGACCTCGACAACGGGGATAGCGTCGGCGTCGCCTGCCCGTGGAGCCCGCCGGACATGTTCGCGGGCGTAACCACCCAGACCCTCATCCAAGTTCAGCGTGCCGTCTCCGATGGCCGGTGGCGCGAAAGCGTCCAAGCGAAGAACTGGGTCGGTCGGGCAGTCGCTCCCGTCATGGCCTTGGACGCCGACGACAAGCGCGACGCCCAGCGGATCAAGCTCCTTTTGCGCGAATGGATCAAGAATGGAGTGCTCGAAGTGGTGGACGACATCGACCCGGAAAGGCGCGAGACGAAGAAGTTCGTCGTCGTCGGAAATTGGGTGACTCGGTGAGAGTGCCCCACCTTGAAAAAAGAAGTGGGGCAAACCTGCCTCAGGCTCCCGATCGCGTTCGCTCGACCGAAATCAACGTGGGGCACCGGCGACGCACGAATGCCCACAACCTCAATGGCTTAGCGTCTGCCCAACCTCAAAACGCGAAGTGGGGCAAAGTGGGGCAAGTGGGGCAACGGCGGATTTCGGGCGGGGTTGACAGGGTGCCCAACCACCTTTATTGCGCCGTAGAGCGCAAAGGGTGGTGGGGCAACCGGCCCGACCTTGGAAAAGCGCTAAATCGAAGTGGAGCAAGGCCCCGCTTCTCCCTGAAAATTCCAGGAATTCCGCCGGTTCTCAGGCCTCGACATTTCGCACACGCCACGGCCGGCGGCGCGGGGGAGGGGTGATGGACTGGTGCATCCTCCGCACCTGTGGACGCCGGACGCTGAACCTGGCCTCGTCTCTGAATGAGGCGGGGATCGAGGCGTGGTCTCCGCGCCGAACCTACGAGCAGCGCGTCTCCCGCGGCAGCAAGGCCAAGCGCGAACGAACCGAGCCCCTAATGCCCAGCTTCGTCTTTGCCCGGGCGGATCATCTCGATCGATTGCTCGCACTCTCGCATCGCCCCGGCACGATGGAGCCGTTCACCGTGTTCCATTACCTGGGCGCCGTTCCCCTGATCTCAGATCGCAACCTCGAGCCACTGCGCGTCGCCGAACGCCGCGCCATTCCGAAGCGGCGGCAGCAGGTCTTTCGTCCCGGTCAATCGGTGAAGGTCACGGACGGCGTGGCCGAGGGGATGCGCGGCATCGTTGAGCAGACCGAGGGGCAATACACCCTCGTCGCCTTCGGCGGCTCGTTTCGGCTCAAGATTTCCAACTTTATCCTTCAACTCGAAGAGAAAAAGGGAGTAGAACTGGCGGCATGAACCCGGTCGAGAATCCGATCGATATTCGATCGTTGCGCGACGCTCTGTCATATTGTCCAGAAACCGGCGTCATCCGGTGGCGGAAGCGATTTAGGGGTCGAGAGGCTTTCTCCACTCCCCATGTCGGCGGATACTTGGTCGGCTGCGTTTCGTGTCGAGTGCTTATGGCTCACCGGGTCGCGTGGGCCCTTCATTACGGTGAATGGCCCAAGCACGAGATTGACCATATCAATGGAAACAAGCGGGACAATCGGATACAGAATCTCCGAGATGTGCCGCACCTGCTCAATCAGCGTAACAGAGGGCTCAGGGCGGACAATACCAGCGGCGCTGACGGTGTATCGTGGATGAAGGCCGGGTTCTGGAGGGTCACTGTCGCTGGGAAATATCTTGGTATATTCAAGGATTTCGAGGCAGCGGTCGCCGCTCGGAAGAGCGCAGAGCAGGCGCACGGCTATCATGTAAACCACGGCCGAAGATAATGGGTTGCGTTACGAAACGAGATAAGCCATATTTCGCGCCAAATATGGAAGGCGGGCAAGGCCGCCAGCGGGTCAAACCGGCGGAGACCGGGGACTAGGAACGAGGCCGAAGAGGCCCCCACACCCACTCCGCGTCCAAGCCGTCGGCAGATGCTTGACGGTGATTTCAGAAGCATTGCCAAATCCGGCCCAGCCGGTCCCGTCGCCACATCCTCCACAAGAACGATCCTCCCCTTATCGGCAGTGAGGCATGGAGTGCGGCGGGTTCTATGAGCAAGCGACCACCGACCCTGAAGCGATCCACCGTCCTGATGCCGAAGCGCAAGGCTTGGGACACGCCCAGCCAGGACAAGCGCCTGACGGGGAGGGCCAACCAGAAGGCCCGCCGCGCTCTCTTCCAGCGCGAGCCGCTGTGCCGCGAATGCGCCAAGCATGGCCGGGTGACGGTGGCGACGATCAGGGATCACGTTACGGCCCTCGCCTTGGGAGGGCGCGAGCACCCAGACAACGAGCAGCCTCTGTGCGGCCCTTGTCACGACGCCAAGACGAAGGCTGAGGCGGCAGAGGGTGCGAGGCGCAAAGGGCGGGGGGCAGGTAAAAGTCTGGAGCCGCACGCCTTGGACACCGCCGCCCCAGTCAAACTTTTGCGCGTGCGAATTAACCGAGTGGTGAATTGATGCAGCCAGGACGCAAGGCCGAGCCGGTCGGCACGAAGCTGGCGCGTGGCACATTCCAGCCCTGTCGGGACGCCGCGAAGGTGCAGGTCATCACCGCTGGCGACCCGCC